CGTCGGCAAAAACCCCAACATATTTCACTTGCATCGTTTGCCTCCTAGATCCTCGCTGTCACGCGGACGCCGAAGTCGACCTGAGCGGCCATTCCCTCCGGGCCCGGGAATCCCATTGCCTTGGTCGGCTTGAACTCGACGTTGACGACCTGCGCCTTGCCCACCCCGAAAGCGGTGCTCAGGGCGGCGCTGAAGCCCATGCCCGGCTGGATGAGGCCGCGCAGCACGCTCTCGACAGCGGCCAGCAGGACGAAGGCACGCTCGTGGGCCGCCTGCTGGCTGTCGCCGGGGCGGCGCACCTGGACATAGCCGTCGATGACGTACTGCTCCTCGCGCGACCGCGCCCCGAGCGCGGCCCAGATCTCGTCGTTCCATGTGATGTTGCCGGTGACGAGCAGGTTCTCTCGCTCAGCCTGCGCCGTGTCGCCGTAGAGCGTCTGCACGCCCGTCAATGCCGGGGCGGCGACCAGTGCGGGGACGAGGGTCGCCAGCACGACCGGAGCAGTGGACGTCGCGCCGGTGCTCACCGCGGTGCCGGCGGCTGCTTGGTGTGCTGCTCGAGGAAGTCCGACGCCGTGCGGAACGCCTCGCCGTCCACCGCCTGATCGAAGGCCCACGGCACGGTGCCGTCGCCGAGCAGCTGCCAGCCGACGACGTCGTCACCCGAGACGACAAGGTGCACCTCGAAGCCGCGGGGGTGCAACGTCGTGGCGTTGAAGAGCCACAACAACCCACTCTCGGCCAGCGCCCTGAGCGGCAGGGCGTTGGTGACCGGCGAGCTTCGCTTCACCGCCTCCCTCCGTGGTAGACGGACCACCATGACGGGGAAAATTGCATCTGGTGCGACGCCGGAATCGGATCGGCGTCGCCGAAGCGCCGTGTCGAGTAGCGGCCGTAGACGGCGTCGACCTCGGGTATCCCGGTCTTGAACGCCTCTGGTGCGTCGAGGCGGTAGGTCACGCCGCCCTCGGTCACGAACGTCGTCGCCCGGTCGGGGACGGTGCTGCGCGACCGGTTGAGCACGTTTCGCAGACGGAGCATCGCAGCGTCCTTCAGGTCCGTCGGTGGGCCGTCCCAGCCGTACTCGTACTCGACCACGACGTTGCGCCGGCCCTCGTCCCAGATGCCGCCATCGTTGCGCTGCAGGTGGAAGTCCTCGTCGATGACGACGGCCGCCAGTTGTGGCGCGGTGAAGACCACGACGTTGCCCGGCGCCACTGTCACCTGGGCGGAGCGGATCGCCCGGATGCGCGCGTCAGGCAGGAACAGATCCGGCGACGCCGTGCCGTCGAGCACCACCCTGCCGTAGCGGGGCACGAAGGCCGCGTCGCAGATGAACTCGCACTCCTCCTCGACGCCCTGGCGCTTCTCCATCACCGCCGCATCGGGGTACTTCGAGGAATCGAACAGCACCGGGTCGCTCGCCCTCGCCTCTGCGAGGCTGAAGAAGAACCCGCCGCATATCTCGTGGTCGGTCTGCTGGGTGGAGCCGTTGCCGGCGTCGGTCCACGTCGCCGTCCAGATGTCCAGCTTGGCGCACTGCGCCGCAGTCACCGCGAGCGTGTAGAAACCGGCACCCGTGCCTGAGCCGGCGACGGTGGCGGTCCCGGGCGCGACGATGACCGCACCCGAGGCCGACACCACGCCGACGGTCACCGCGCCGAGAGCCGCGGCGGGGTTCCCGTTGGTGTCGAGCAGGACGGCGGAGAGGCTACCGGCCTTGCCCTTGAGGAGCCGCTGGGCGGCCACGGTCAGGCCAGCCTTATCGAGCCCTCGACGGTGCCGATCACCAGCTCGACGAAGATGCCGTTGGCGACACGGACCGGCGGGTTCAGCGTGTAGCTGGTGAACGAGCCGATGCCCGACGCCGTCAGCTCGATGGTCTCGATCAGCGTTCCCGACGCCGCCGTCGCGGAATCCCAGATCCGGACCTTGGGCGCGCCGCTGAGCGCGTGCAGGCTGATGCCTGCGTAGGCCGACTGGGCGCCGGCGACGAGCCCGGTGGCGAATGGGACAGCGGTCAGGTCGGCGACGAGCACCGGCTCAGCGGACCCGGAAGTGCAGCGTGAGGCCGCCCTGGGGGGTGGCCAGGCCGGTGCCGGTCCACACCGTCTGGAAGGTGAGGACGTCGCCGGCCGCGAACTGGATGTTGGCCAAGGTCGGGTCGAGTGTCATGGCCTCGGTCACGAATGCCGCCGAGTTGGTGGCGGCATAGGACCGGGTGGCAGGCAGCGCCGTGCCGGCTCCGGCCGCTGTGCGGTTACGGACGGCCAGGGTGGCGTAGTTGGTGACGTTGGCCGTCACCACCGCCGACGGGGTCCAGTAGGCCGCAGTGACGACGCCGTTGAACGGCATGCGGCCGAGGCTGATCTCGCCGGCAGCGGCAAAGGCCGCGATCAGCCAGTCCTTCTGCAGGTCGTTGGGTAGGTCTTGGATTCCGGGCACTAGGCCTCCTTCTTGTCGATGAAGGCCCGATGCCCGGGCCGTTCAGGTTTGCTGCTTGGCCGCGAAGCGCTAATCGCGCGCTTCGCTCTTGCCGGGCGGGCATTGCTCAGGAGTTCCCTCTGTACATCGCTCGGAACTCCAGCGGAGTGCCCGAGTAGATGTGCCTAATCTTGTACGTCACTTTGTCCGCGGTGTACACGGACCCCACGGTTGGGTCGTTCTGGATGAACAGCTCGGGGTCCTCGCGGCCTTGGTAGAAGCCGATCTCGATGGTCGGCGCGGTGTTCGGATCGGCGATGATGAACCAGGCGGTCGTTGTCAGCGCCGACCAGTAGTCGACGATGATCGGGACCATTCCCTGGTGGATGTTGGGCTGGTTCGCCGCGGCACCGTCGGGCGCAGCGGTCGGGATGGCCACAGCAGAGGTGCAGAGCTGCCACGCCAGGTGCTCGAGGTCGGGCGGCACGACGAGGTACTTCGGCACCAGCGACAGCACGTCGTAGGTGTCTCCGTAGGCGGCCTGCTTGCGCATCGCCTTGCGTGCGGCGTTCAGGTTGGAGTTGCTCAGCGCCGTGGCCGCGGTGTTGTTGTGACCGGCGGCGAACAGCGAGGTCGAGTCGGGCGTGTAGACCGCGTTCGTCTGGATCATGTCCCACACGAAGCGGTAGAGCGTCTGCGCCGCGGCCAGACCGAGTCGCTTGGGGATGCGCTGCACGGCTCGCAGGTCGTCGTTGGCGATGGTCTCAAGCGTCAGGTCCTCGGTGCCGCCCCGCTTGGTGATCGCATAGGTGGCTTCCTCGTTGCCCGGCGTGGTGAGTGGCTGGTAAGGGGCTCCCTGGTTGACCGCTGGCAGGACGCCGTAGCCGCCCAGGCGATCGATGCGCTGGGTACGGAAGTCGTTGATCGGCACGATCGACGACACGATCGGCCGCCAGGTCTGCAGGTTCGGCTGCTCGTACTCGGCAACCAGCCGGCGGGTAATCGAGTCGCCGAGGATCAGGTTCCACGTCCCGGTGGTAGCGGACTCAACGCCTCGCCGGACACCGGAGTCGAAGCCGCCGTCGCCGAGCGACTCACGCATGATGAGCCGGTTGAAGTCCTCGGTGTCATCGGCGCGCGGGTTGTGCCCGCTGATGTCGATGAACGCCTGCTTCAGCGAGCGGTAGGCCTCGGCGCCGTGGTACTGGGCGTCGAGCATGTGGTCGAGCTTGGCGCGCTTGGCGTCGAGTGCTTCCTTGGTCACGGTGACGTGGCCGATGATACGGGGGTCGCTGATGAGCGCCTGCTGCTCCAGCTCGACGCGCATGTCGCGGTAACCCTCGACGGCGTTGGTCAGCTCGGCCTCGGTGAACGCCGCCGGCAGGCGCTTGGTGATGGTCTCCACGAAACGCTCGCCGAGGCCGACGCGGCCCACGGCCTCGCGGATGAGCATGCCGCCCATCATCGAGGTCCGCGTGACGCGGGACTCGGTGGCGCCTACGCCGGCGGTGACCGGCTCGGGCTCGGGCTCAGGCGTCGGCTCGGGGGTCGGCTCGGGCGGTGGCGTCTCGGCGAGGATGCGGTCGAACGCCTTATCGTCCAGGCCCCACTCAGAGACGAGGGCCTTGTGCTCCGTCAGGAGCTCGACCCGCTTCTCGGCAGTGGCACCACGGAGCAAAGCGAGCAGCTCCTTCAGGGTCATGTCGGTACCTTCCTTGTTGGGGTCGCCGGTACCACCGGCGACCATTCGGGTGGCGCGTCCCCCTGCTGCGGGGTCGGCGACCACGTCTGCGGAGTTGACCGACACGATCTCGGTCGCCTCCTGGATCCTCATGCCGCCCTCGACGAGAGGGCTGTAGCGGGCCATGACGTCATGCGAGATGCCCACCAGCGGCGCCAGGCCCTTGCCCTGCGCCGCCAGGCTCGCATCGAGCGCCTCTGCGGCATGTGTGGCCGAGGGCAGCAGGTGCAGGTCGGCCTGGAGGCCGTCGGAATCGGCTGAGACGTCGGTGAAGGTGCCCACCAGTCCGGCGATGGTCGACGACTCCAGCTCTGCGTCGCTTCGGTGGTGGTCATATGCCTTGGCGCCCTCGTACTTGCCCGCGGCGGCCTTCATGACCGCCTCGGGGTAGCGCCGGCCGTTCTTGGAGTCGCCGTAGGCGATGATCTGCACCCCGAAGACCCGCCCGCCGGCACCGTCGGTGCCCTTGGCTTCGAGCACCCGGCCGTGGATGCGGTCGCGGCTCTCCGACGCCTTCATGGGCTCCATGCCTGCACCGCCGCCTGCAGAGTCGTCGGGAGCCGGGGCGTACATGACGCGGGCCTCGACCTCGACGGGGTCGCCGAAGCTGACCACGCCTGCGACGTCGACGGAATAGGGACGCTTGAAGGTCTCGTCGCCGACGCTGTAGGCGACCCACTCGTCGGACAGGTCGCGAATCCACACGCAGCAGTAGCTGTCGGGCTGTCCGACCTCGTCGTCCAGCGCGTCGGTGACAAGGGCGCGGATCTCGTCGAAGCTGCGGTCTCCCGCGAGCGCCTCGACCTTCTTGCGCGGCGTCGCTTTGGCCTCGGTGATACGCGCGACCGCGCCCGCAACGGTGGAGCGGAACCGCACGCGGCTATCGTCGGTCATCTCGAGCTCGACCGGCCCGCCACAGGTGGGACAGCGACCGGTGGTGGTCACTTCTTCCTGGCCGGGACGGGTTCTTCGTCAGCCTTGGCCTTCGGTTCGGCGGCCTCTGCCTTGGACTCTGCCTTGGACTCAGCAGCGTCCTTCGCCTCCGCCTTGGCAGTCGTGGCCCTTTCCTCTGGCGTGGGCGTGTAGACCGGAAATGAGCCGCTGTAACCCGGCTTCGGCGCCTTGTGGTACATCACGCCGTGGCGGCCAGCACCGTCAGGACGGTCCTTGCTCACCACGATGTAGGCGTGTCCGGCGTGCATGACGACGACGGTGCCGGCGGGCGTCTCTGTGACGTCTGCGACCTCGTGCGCGGGGTGGCCGAGCAGCTCGGCGGCCGCGGCCTTGTCCATGGTCTTCTTCTCTGTCATCGGATTACCTCCTGGTTGTGCCCGGGGTCTGTGCGCCGCCGCAGTCGCAGCGGCCGGCTGTGGCTGATGGCGTCGAGGCGCGCCTCGCACCAGGCCAGCGCCTGTGGCGGAACCTTGGTGCGACGCTGCTGTGGTGTCATGCCGGCGTCGAAGCCGAGCAGCCTCGCCGTCTTGTTCGGCTGGCGGCGGTTCGGCTCATGGCTGGCGGCGCCTCCACCGCGGCGAGGGAGGCGCTTGAGCCTGATGGGCTTGGCGAGCGGGTTGCGTTTGGCGACGATGTCGGCAAGCTCGGCGAGGACGATGTCGATGCTGGAGGGGCGCTTGTCCAACGCACACCCCCTTCAACAGCTTGAATCGGACACCTACGGGGTCAGGGGGCACCCCGGACCTGCGGCGCGTCCTGGGGGACGGTGGTGTCGACGTCGGATGGCTCGACGGTTCCGAATGCCGGCGTGTAGACCGGGAAGTTGCCGTCATAGACGGCAACCGGGGACGTGAAGTACATCAGCCCGGACTTGCCTTCGGCGTCGAGGCCGCTGTTGACGTTTATGTAGCTCACGCCGTCGGTCGTGGTGATCTTCGGCCCGTTGGCCAGATCGACAACAGCAGAGACTTCACTGATGGGGATGCCCAGAAGCGCGGCAGCCTGAGCGGTCGTGGTCATGGCTTCCTTTCCGCTAAGACAACTTCAGGTTCAGCTTGAGATCGCCTGCCTGGATGGCCTTGTCGATCAGCTCGGTCAGGTCGTCGGCCTTGGATCCGTCGGGGCGGTCGAGGTCCGGCGTGTAGGGCACACCGACGAACTGCTCCCATGCCTTCTTGGCCGCCAGCCGGGCAGCCGATGGCGCCAGGATGCCCGCCACGACGAGGTTGGTCAGTGACTGGGCCAGCTGCACCAGCACCGCCGCGGTGATCTGGCTGTCCGCGGCGGCCACCTCGGGGCCGTGCACCGACACACACCGGCTGGTCGGCATGGTGATGTCGGGCCCGCCCACCGGAGTGCGGACCGTGACCGTTTCCGGCAGTCGCTTGGCTGCCACGGCGCGGTCGACGACGAAGCGGAGCAGCTCCGTCTGATGGTGGAGCCAAACATTCTGCACAGAGCCGACACGGCGACGCACCGGCTCGGCCATCGAGATCGACGTCGCCCGGTTGGCACCGTCGGGCTCGGCAAGCCAGGTCTTCTGCAAACCGCTGCCACCGGCAATGTTCGTCATGAGTGCGCCGCTTGTAACCGCGTCCTCGATGGCGCCCACCTGTGCGAAGGTCGGCGTCCACTTCACGCCCTTGTTGTGCACCTCGACGGAGCCCGACTTCGGGACATGGGCACCGCCGCGGTCGCGGACGAACTTCTCGACCTGCTTCTGGTCGCCGTCGACCTCCACATCCCAGACCATGTAGCGGGCGAGCGCGGTGCGGTCGACGAGGTTGTTCAGGACCGTGTCGAAGCTGTCGAGGTCGTCGAGGACCGGCATGAGGAACGGGTCGCCGCGCTGGTCGGAGACGAGCGTGTTGAAGGAGCGCCAATACTGGCAGTCACCGGTACGCAGTCCCGTCAGGTCGTCGCTCTGTGCGATGGTGAGGACCTTGTCGTCGTCTCCGACCTGCGAGAGGCGGACCTTGGCGGGCCACAGGACGTTGCCCGACTCGAGCTCGACGTCGAGGATACGGGTCGGGTCGAGCGGATTGATCCTGCACACCCCCGTGGTCTCGCCGACCAGCATCTGCAGCAGGGTCTCGCCGTAGATCAGGTGCTCCCTGAAGAACATCTCCTGACGGTGGTGCATGTCGACGCGGGGATCGTGCCAGAAGGCGTCGATAACGAGCTGCACCTCGGGGTCGAGAGCGTGGATGGTGAGGCCCGAGTCGCCGACCACGAACGCTGTGTAGGTGTCGCAGATGGCCCGGGCCATCGGATTGGAGCGGTAGGCGGACACCGAGAACGCCCGGGCCTTCTCCCGCGTCCATATGGGGATCTGGCGGCCGGTCTGGCCGACGCGCACGAAGCCGGCGTCGCCGTCGATGGGGTCAATGCCATAGGTGCCGGCAGCGCCGGTGGCGATGAGCTGGTCAATCGTGGCCTCGGTGGACCGCGTCGCCCTGGACTCGATGAGCCGGCGGGGCAGCAGGCTGCGCATCAGGACTTCAGGATCTCTGCGAGCTCGGCCGCGTCGCGCTCGTCGGCGGCGGTGGCGTAGCGGGCGTGCACCTCGCCGATGGCTTCGGCCTTCTCGCGCTCAAAAGTTGCACGGGTCCGCTCGATCGCCTTGGCCACCGCTGCGGCCGCCACCTCGTCCTCGGTGCGGTTGGTCTCCAGGCCATAGGCCATGGCGGCGAGCGCCACGCCGGCGACGATGAGGGCGGCGAAGGGGCCTGCCAGGCCGGCGGTGCCGGCCACGATTGCGGCGGCAGCGAGGATCACGAGGAGATTGCTCACAGACGCAGCCTCTCTTTCGGGCGGTAGACGCTCTCGATGCTGGGTGGTCCGCTGCGGGCGGTTGCCGGCTCGTAGGAGATGCCGATGGGCTGGCAGGCACGTTCGTGCGCCATGACGGCACACACGGCGAGGTCGATGCAACGACGACTGGCTCGGGATTCCTTGGTCAGCCGGCTGCCGCGGGAGTCGATCTTGAGCACGCAGTTCCCGATATGGCGGGCTAACGCGGGACTC